GTTTATGCCTGTCACCTGTTGACCTACATGGAACTTATTCGACACGTCTTCTCTCGTATTTAAAACGAGTCCGCTGTATTCTCGTTGTACCTTTGCCAGAACCTGTTTGCGTGTTAGTGGCCACCCACGTTCGCGGATGTGGTTGTTCATCATCCAGAAGGTCCAATGCAGTTGTGGGGTATCGTAAAAGTATTGTGACACGTGGTCTGCACGTTCACCTTCCTTAATATAGTAGTCCTGATAGAAGGAAGCGTTGGCTCGGGCCTGGTCAAATATCTCTACGTACGCTGTGATGTTCTGCATCACTGCACGGTTAGGGTCATCCCCGAACTGGTAGAACTCTTTTGGAAAACTTTTAAAGTATGACATTAGAATCCTCCTTCGATATCTTTTCTGGACATCGTACGTTCTTCCACTAGACTTAACGATAGGTCGATTTCCGCAGGTTCACCTTCGCTGTGGAACGCCATCGACCCCGCATTATAATTGACTGCAATACTACGAATGTGTGTCGGTAGAATCTTAGTACCTATCTGTTGTTCTTTACCATCGCCACGTACGTGTACAATTTTAATACCGAACATATGAGGATACTTATATCCACCACTTACACCGTTTTCTTCATCAAGTGCGATAGCCTCTGGGTATGAGTACAGACGAAACATCTTGATTATCTGCTGAACCACTTCGTACTCTGCGCGACTGCGAGGGATAAACTTGAATGTGAACTGAAACTCTCGTACCGCAACTCCACGGAATACAGAACGACGGTTAGGGTTTACTGTGACCGCCGCGGCAAGACCAAACGCATCCGCAATCTCGCTCGGGGCAAATCGTTGCGCACCACGCAACGCAGCCACTCGACCTACGTCACTTGCCATGTCCGGATTAATCACATCACTAACACTCTTTAAACTACCCTTGAACGCATCAAGAGTCGCTCGAGTAAGTGATTCACCCTTACCCAATCCTTGGAACGTAGCGGCACCTAACATACCTAAGTCCGGAGTGTCGTAAGAGAATGAGTCTGTGATGTTTAGTGCGACGGGTAGATAAAGTTTTATAACGTCACCCGTAGGGTTTAGGGTACGTGCCTGAGTTACAGTAGGTACTGTCTTATCTGCAGAAGCGTTGTCCGCTTCCTTTGTCTCTTGTGCCTCACCTTCTTTTTTGGTATCTGCCTCACCTTCACCGTCACCCGACTGGTCACGTAGAGTGAAGAAGGTCTCTTTCCACCACGCCTTGGTCGCTTCGTCGTTATTGAACTTAGTACCTTCGACTGCCTTTGGTATAAAGTAGATGGCCGCCCTGTATGGGGTTTCTGTGTTATCACCCATACCCAACGGATATTCTAAACGAGAGAACGCTGGTTTCCCCGTTGATTCTCCCGTTCTTTCTTTTTCCGCTTCACGTTCTTCGATAGTCTTTTCAGTCTTTGCCTCAATTTTTTCTTGTGCGTCGGCCTGTACTATGTCTTGTCCAAACGTCGATAAATCTTTCTGAGCCATCCTAATGATTCTCACGGTCTAAATATGATTTAACTATTTATACGTAAAATCCAGATGAAGACTTATAAGGGTAGATACAAGCCGAGTAACGCGTCCAAGTACGTGGGTGACATCGACAATGTCGTCTACCGTTCTGGTTGGGAACGTCACGTGATGAAGTGGTGTGATACTAATCCAGACGTGGTCCAATGGATGTCCGAAGAGTTGGTCATACCCTACATCTGCGAGACCGACAAGAAACCTCACCGATACTTCATGGACTTTGTGATTAAGTTTCGCTCCGGTCGTGTTGTCCTTGTTGAGGTGAAACCAGAGAAAGAAACCAAACGACCGCAACGCACACAAGGTAAGTCCCGTCAAACGCTATTGAATGAGGGGATGACCTACATCAAGAACCAATCTAAGTGGAAGGCTGCCAGCGAATACGCACTTGACCGTGGGTACCACTTTGAGATATGGACAGAGAAAGAACTCACCGCCATGGGTATCATGCCCAAGTCTACGCAACGTATGCGTACAAAGAAACCGTTAAAGAAACTCCCGCCGTTTAGGAAAAAGAAAAAACGCGTATAAATAGAAACATTAAGTCTTACGAGTGTTGACTTCAATGTCGAGAATTTTTGATAAGTTAGAACTACAGGCGTTCCGTGCGGGTATCACACCAAGAACCCGAGCGTCACGTGAGTGGTTTCGCAAGAAGGCGCAGAACATGCGCAGTATTGACCGCGATGAACTTATGAAAGAAGAGCAGTTGAAACGCACCGGCCGAGAGGTTGTGGGTAACATGTATATGTTCTTCTATGACCCGAAGCACAAAGAGACTCTACCATACTATGATAAGTTTCCATTAGTCATTGTTGTGGGTCCGGCGAAGGGTGGGTTCCTTGGATTGAACCTTCATTACCTACCGCCAGTATTACGTGCACAGATGTTAGATGCACTTATGGACATTACATCGAACAGCAAGTTCGACAACACAACACGATTCAGGGCAACCTATGAATTGTTAGTGCGTACTTCGAAACTGAAGTATTTTAAACCGTGCCTGAAACACTATCTGAATGAACACGTACAAAGTAAGTTCGCATTGGTACCGCCACCGGAGTGGGAAATTGCAACGTTCTTACCGACTGCAGACTTCCAGAAAGCGTCTCGTGCACAAGTATACAAAGATTCTAGGAAGATGATCTAATGGCATCAATAGAAGATTTAAAAAGTAAGATGATATCCAAAGGTGGTATGGCATCCGCGAATCAGTTTGCGGTTGAACTACCATCCGAGATTGGTGGGGTGAAGATAAACTCTCGTGATGCCAATCTACTCTGTAAGAGTGTCAACATGCCTGGCCGACAGATTACTACCCTTGACCGCTCTATTGGTATCTACAATGAGAAAATCGTCAACGGGTTTATCGTGGACGATGTCACTATGTCGTTCCACGTTATGAACGACTACGGTGTCCGTAAATACTTTGACGAATGGACTGCATTAATGGTAGGTCATTCTAAGAGAGACAAAGAGGGTGCGGTCCCAGCGGGTTCTGTTGGTTGGAAAGAAAATTATTGCGCGGATTTGAAGATTCACCAGTTGCGCAAACCACAAGTAAGATTGGGGTTCGATATAGGTCCACTGGACATCAACTTCGACATACTTGGTGAATCAATATATAGTGTTAAGTTGATGGATGCGTTCCCTACGAACATATCTGCAATACAGTTGAGTAACGAACTGGATGGTCTGGTAGAGATATCAGTCACCTTCGCATACACCAACTGGAAGAAGGTCAAAGATGAGAGTAATCGCTCATTGGTACCGGATATCAACTTTAACTTCGGTGGTTTAATTTAAATTATAGGATTACATAATGGCTTTACCTAAACTCAACTCGACGCCGAGTTATGAGGTTGTTGTACCGTCTACGGGACAAGAAGTAACCTTCAGACCGTTTCTTGTAAAGGAGCAGAAGACGTTACTCATTGCACTGGAGACGCAAGAAAGAAAGGACATGGTCCGTGCGATTTGTCGTACTATCGAATCATGTGTCGAACAGCCACTAGAAGGTAAGTTAACAACCTTCGATGTGGATTACCTGTTTACCAAGATTCGGTCCAAGTCCGTAGGTGAGAGTAGTAACTTGTTGGTGTTTTGTTCGAAGTGTGATGCAAAGAACGAAGTCGCCGTAGAGTTGGATACTATCGAAATCGGTGACATGTCTGCGGAGAAATATATTCCGTTAACAGATGCGATTACCGTCGAAATGAAGTATCCAACCTATGATGAGTTTCTCGACAATGAAAAGATGATGGAAAGTTCTTCTGTCACTGAGTCATTGATGGAGCTTATCGTAACATGTATCGATGCGGTAGTGACGGAAGAAGAAAGGTTCTCCGTCGCAGACCAGACACGCGAAGAAGTGATTGCGTTCATTGAGTCTATGACACCTGAGCAGTTTGATTTGATTGCGGACTTTGTGAATAACATTCCGGCAATCCACAAAGAGGTAGAACTGACGTGCCAGAGTTGTGGTACCGTACAGATAAAGAGATTTGAAGGTCTTGACGATTTTTTTTGATAAATCTCTCCCATGATAGTTTGGCAAACTACTATCAAGTCAACTTTCAGTTGTTGAATAATTTTAACTACTCGTTGGCTGAAGTTGAAGAGATGTTGCCTTGGGAGAGAGAGATTTACTTAGCTATGTTAATTGATGACCTAAAAGAAAAGAATGAGAGAGCTCAACAAAAGGGTTAAATCATGGCAGGTACACTGGCAGAACAATTAGATAACCAGAATCGCACACTGGGACAACTTAGTAATTCGGTTGACCGTCTTAACGGCAACCTTTCTGATTTGGTCCGTATGCAGGTTGCAGAGTACGCAAGACAACGCGAGGCACGTAACGACGCACGACTTGCGGGTAATTCCGCAGGTGGCGTTGGTGGTGCAGGTGGGGGTGGCGGTAACGCAGCGTCCGGTGACGGCGGCGGGTTCTTTAACCGTTTCGGGTTTGGTATCGGACTGGGTGCAGGTGGTGCCGCAGGTGTATTGACCCGTATCGCAAAGAGAGGTTTGTTAGCAGGTGCGATTAACGCAGCCGCGCAGGTTACCGGAGACTTCATTCAAGACCAAACGGGTTCTGTAGAACTAGGTGACGCAACGCAACGTGCGATGACCTTGGGTTCATTCGGTCTATTGTTCGGTAAAAAGATTGGTGCAATTGCGGCGTTTGTCGGTGCAGTCGCGACCGATGAGAACAAAGAAAAATTAGCGCAACTCGGTGACAGTATTTCGACCGCAGGTAAGAGTGTCAGTGATTGGTTTGCCGGTCTAGGTTTCTCTCTACCTACCATGACTGAAATGTTGAACAAAGTCACGGAGATGACTGGAGACTTAATCGACGTACCTAAAAATTTGTTAGAAGGTAACATCGCACAAGCTGCCACTGATTCCAGTAGTCTTGCAACTGCGCTCGCAATTGCAGATGGTACTGGAAAAGGTGCACGTGCGGGTGATGCCCTAAAGAACAAAATCAAGGGTGTACCAAATAACGTGGACATGGAGTTCACCAAACAACAAAGACTAGACTTCAACCGTGAGACGGTTAGAGGGTTGGGAAAAAAGAAAGTCGCAAAATTACGTGCGCAAGGTTTTAGAGTTGACAATGTCACGGGTGAGTTGAGTCGTAACGGTAAAATTATGTCTGCTGATGCCATGGATGATGCACTCAAAAGTGTCGGTGCAAAAGGGTCTATGGAATCAAAGGGTGCGAAACAGGCCGTTGCCGCAATACTGAACGAGCGTGCCGCTCAGAAATATGGTAGGTTTGCAAAATTTTTAAAGGTGGGACGTAAACTACCTATCATCGGGCAGATGATATCTGTTGGTTCTTTCGCAGGTATCTTGGCGAATGATAAGTTGAGCGACGAAGAGAAAGCCGCGGAAATTGCAAAATTACTTGGTGGCGTTGGTGGTGGTGTACTGGGTGCCTTGGTGGGTGGTACTCTAGGGTCGGTAGTCCCAGGCGTAGGTAACGTTGTAGGTGGATTGGTCGGCGGTATTGGTGGTGCAGTCGCTGGTGAAAAAATGATTGGTATGTTGACCGAATGGTTACTTGAAAAGGGCGATGGTCAAGGTATGATGGCCGGAGTCAAGAACGTG